ATAATCAATCAGCCTGGGGCGAAGATAGCTGGGAGGATTGGGAAGACACAGAACAGCTCAAAAAATACTACGAATTGGCCAAATAATTATCAGGTGCTGGGTATCACCAAAAACTGCCTACAAAAATCTAAAAGGAGAGTGTTAAATAATGAAAATTACAAAGTTTGATATCAGGTTAATCAAGGAGAACGAGGTGGATTATCAGGCAATAGATAACGAGAAAATCACAAACCCAATAGTCGCAGCTGAATTCTTCAACAAGGTACTAGAAATGGATATCAGAGGTCAGGAAGTGTTAGCAATGGCGACATTAGATGTCAAAAATAATATAACTGGAGTTTTTGAGGTCCACAAAGGCGGCCTTTCTTCTTCAATTGTAGAACCTAGAACAGTTTTTCAGCGGGCAATAATGCAAAATGCTGCAGGTATAGTTTTGTGCCATAACCATCCAAGTGGCGACCCAATGCCGAGCGGCGATGATGTCAGCATAACAAAAAAATTAGTCAAAGGTGGCGATATATTAGGAATTAATGTTGTAGATCATATTATTATAGCTGATAGTCAATATATCAGTTTCAAGGAAAAAGGTATAATCTAATCTTAACGGTTAACTCTTGCAGCTCCAGGGCTGCAGGAGCTAGCTTTTAAGCTAGAAAAAATCTAAAAGGAGAGTGTTAAATAATGACTACTAAAACTATTAACAAGTATGCAGAAATGAAAAGAGAACATCAGGCAGAGATTGATAATTTTCCAATGTTTTTCGCTTTCGGAAACGACCAGTTTGACGAAAACATTAAAAAGGTTGGATTAACCCCAGAGGATACCAACAAAATTTTATCTATTGGCTATGGTGGTTTTATTAGAAAAAAAGACAGAGAAAAGTTTTTAAATATGATGGAAAGACACGACAAGGAACTGCAGCAGGCTATTAAAGAGGATAAAACAGGAGAAGGCTTTATTAAAGATATGTTTTTATACGAGTTAGGCAATCACGAATATATAGTAACAGGCAGATTTGACGATACCCTGGACGCTGTAGGCTTAACACTTGAAGAAGTAAAAGAAGATGAAGCACTAGAACACGGATTAATAACTGCTAGAAATGAATATATAAGAAGATTTGATAATTAGAATTTATCCAGCTTGTCAGTTAATAGCTGGCAGGCTGCATTAAGTTTTAATTTTTCTCAAATCAAATATAAAGGGGTGAAATAATGAAAGATTACAGCCAAATGTTATTAGAAAGATTAGTCAGGCATATTAATGACTTAGGCAGAACTGGAAGCGTTGAGGAACTGGCGGAAGTGCTGCAGGTCCTGGAGGAAATACAGCTGCAGGCTGAAAGCATAGAACCTGAATATTATATCAGCAAAGGAGCGTAAATATGAAAAAACTCAAAGACTTATTAATCTATTTGTTAGCGGCAGCTATCGGCGGAGGTTTTTGGTACTATCTTATAGTAGTCTGGGCTGATTATGTGGCGACTTATCCAAATTATTAGCAGGAGTTGAGCAGATAATCAAGAATTAATAATTAAGCGGCCAGTTAACCGCCGGCTGCACAAAATCAAAAGGAGGAAATTATAATGAAAAAGAAACAATTTACTATCGTTGTTCAAGGGAATAGATTTGGCGATTATTATGTTAACGGTCTTAACGAAGAAGGAATGTTTAGCAAGTGGAAAATAGAATATAATTATTATCCAAAGTATGAAGAATACAAGCAAGTTAATGTTGAAAATGTTGACTACAATTTAAGACCTTATGAAATATCAAAAAGGACTCTTGAAAGAACAAAAGAATTTTATGACACTATCCACTTTGCAAACGAAGATTATCCATATTGGTTGCGGGAATTAGAAAAAGAAGTTAAATAACTAACAAGTGCTGGGTATCACTCAAAACTACCCGTTCTACAAGGAAAAAGTTTTTCTTTAGTGGGTAATTATACCTACTTTTTAATTCTAGGAGGTGAAAAATGCACGAAATCACAAAAAAAATCAAAGAATATATGGAGGAAAGAAATCTCAACCAGCAGGAAATGGGAAAGTTAATCGGAGTCAGTAAATCTCATATGTCTAAGATAATGAACGGCCACCAGGATCCAGGCAGCAGAATGGTAGATAAATATTATAAGCTACCAGGTATTAAGGAAAGAGAAGCGATAGAAGAAGCTAGACAGGTAATAGATGATCTATGGCTATCAGGCCAGATTGATGAGCCTGCAGCAAAAGAATTAGTCAGGGCTTTACAATATGACAGCGATAACTAATTATATATTGATAACTGGCGGGCTATTGGTGGTGGCTGCTATACTCAAAAAGAAAGGACCAGGGGCTTAATCCTGGTCTTTTTCTTTGTTCTCCTGTTTTTCTAATAGATCATTAATACTGTCGGCTTCCTTCGTTTCCATTTGGTGCAGCTCCCAAAAGCCTTCTATCCCTAACTTGCGGGCTTTTTCTCTAGTCAGGTTATTCCAGCGTGTAATATTAACTACCTCCTTTGCTACCACCTGCAGCAATAAACATTACTATAAAGCATATCATTACTAACCAGCGGGCTATCTCATTAATCATCTTCTGCTTCTACCTTTGCTGCAGCTTCCTCTGCTATCCTATCAATCATATAATTAGGCAGTCCTGGATAATCTTCTCTCAAATCTTCCTTAATTTTTGTAAGGTCCATTAGTCCTCCTTTGCTAACTTCATCAGGTATCGGATCAACGCCCGCTCTCTTTTCTTGAGTTCCTGCCTTCTCTTTGCTAATTTCCTGTATTTTTCCAGGTCCACTACTTTTTTGCTCATTACCCGTAACCTCCTGATATAATACATCATAATATCCATCAATGTTGTCTATCTGTTCATCAGTAATAACAGTAACCACCGACCAACCTGACCACAATCCGCTGCTATCAGGAGTCAGCACCGAAAAGACTAACTTCTCATTAATTTCCCCTGTAAAAAATAAGTAAAACGATTGTCTATTAATAACATACGGCTTAATCCCCTGCCTTAACTTAGGGAGAAAGCGGGTCGATATATAACCCGCTATCTTATTCTTTTTCCAAAACTTCCCGACTCTTTCAGTCCACCTGCTATGGGCGTGATTGCTTACTCTAATACGAAACATTATTCGTCCTCCCTGCTGCCAAATAGGCCCCCTTTTCTTGCTTTGATTTTCTCTTTCAAAGATAAATCATATAGAAGAATAAAAACATCTTCTATTCGTCTTTTCATTTCGATTGAGATTTTCTCCAGACTATAACCTTCCTCCCACATCTTAATTACCCTTGGTATTTGTTCCTGCCTCCAACTAAAATCTAATTCTACATCATCTAATAAAGCTATATAGTCATTCTTCATATTTAATTTTTCTGATCTACTTCTGGTTATCTTACTACCTACAATTTTTTCCGCCACTTAAATCACCTTTTTCAAAATGGTACATCAAAATCATCTGCGTTAAAGTTGTCATCAAATTCCTGGTCTTGTTCTTCTCCTTTCAAAGTTTTTTCTACTCTTTCTTTATGCTGATCTGATACTGACGGCTGCTTTTCCTGATTATTGTTATTTGCAAAATCAAGAAATCTAACATTATCAGCTTTGACCTCTGGGTTAATATAAGTGCGGTTATTATTCTCTGATTTTCTTATCTGCAAGGACCCGTCAACCCCTACAAGACGGCCTTTTCCTAAGTGCCTGGCACAGTTTTCAGCTAATCCCCGCCAGGTAACTATATTAATAAAATCTACATCATGCTCCCCCTGCCGATTTGTATAATTTCTTTCTACTGCTATAGTGAAATTACAAACCGGTGTTCCGTTACTGGTGTATCTAAGCTCTGGATCTCTTGTCAGCCGGCCAATTAGTACTATTCTGTTTAACAAAATTATTCACTCTCCCTTACATTTATAAAGCGACAATTTCCATGCTGCTTATATTTTAATTCTTCAAAAAGTTCTCTATCAATAATTACATGATCATCATCTAATCCTAATTTCTTTTCCATCATAGGATGATTATGAATTCTATTTTTAAATTTAGCCATCATTCATCAGCTCCTTTAGCTTTATTAATTGCTTTTCTCAATTTTCTTTCCCACTCATGTTTTTTACATGTGAATCCATTGTAAGAATCACACTCACAAGGTAAGTTTTCAACTATTTTTAAGCTATATTCTGCAACATTCAACAGCTCAGGTGCAGCTGTCATCAAATCAGCATTAGCAATCGCCTGTTCTTTCTGCTCTTTTTTGTAAGTTTCAATCATATCTACATATTTGAAACTATTATGAGCTAAATGGTTGCCAGGGCTTTCTATTGCATCCCCCATCCTTATTTCAATATCTCCATCCTCAATAACCCACTTCCATGGTCCTGGTGTGTGTTTACTCATAGTTTTCTCCTCCATTCCCCTTCACAATTTTATAATTATTTTCCTGCAGCCATTGGTGAAATTTATATGCTTCACATTCTTTTCTGCAAAAACTCTTAGCGAAACTTTTGCCTAATTCATTTTCTTTATCATTATCAATTAGTTTTTGCATGCCACAACCAATATCTCTGCAAAATTCTCTACTCTTATATTCAGGCATTAACTGACCCCCTTTCCTGTTATTTTCTTAACTTCTTCTAATATCTCCCCTGGCTGCATATTGCTAATATCTATAGTTGCCATAACCTTTCGGCCTTCCCTCTCATAATTCAACTCTAATGTTTCTTTATTAGTTTTAGCGTGTATCATAAACCCCACTCCTTTAAAATAATTAGATCATCTTCTGGATAGTCGCAATCTTCCTCTGATAAAGTACCAGCTATTTTAATGCGATCCCACAAATCAGGCATTATAGTTATAGCTTTTTCATTATTTTTATTAATAAACAACCTAAAACTTTTGTCATAAGAAAATTCCATTGCCATTTGTTGAACAACTTGAAAATTTTCAACATCTTTAAAGCTGCAGCGTTCATGCAAGGTATAAGTAATACCATCAATAAGTCCTATCAAACGTTCCAACAAAAACTTGTAATTAGCAGTATAAAGATATATTATAATGTCAGATTTGATTTCTCTAATCCTTATAACTAAATCTATTATCTGTTCAGGATAAAGCATTGGCTCTCCGCCAGTTAATATGATCTCGTCATAATCCTCAATAAAATTTAAGTTATCTTCTTCTCTGCCCTGACTAATCAAACTTTCATAGTTGTTGCTGCAGTAAGGACAATTCCTGTTACACTCAAATGTAGTTATTACTCTTGCTGACTTCAAATTATTCCTCCTTATTATCAAGAATTACCATAGCGTGTGCCCTTCTTAAAGCTAAGTATTTGCCTAACAATGGTATGTTATAATCATCTTCGGCTAGTTCAGCTTTAGTTCTTAATTCTTCTTTCTGATATTCGTCTTTTTTAGGAAGAATACGGCAGGTAGTGGTAATTCCCTCACCGAAAAAGTCAACTTTAAACCCAGCCCTCCCTAAATCAGCTTTCATCTCATTAATTTCTCTTTGAATAATTCTTAATCTACGTTGAATAATATCCATTCTCTTAATAGCCCAGAAATCTCTTCTTTCTAATTTAGTCATTATCTTCCCCCTTAATTTGTGCTTTCAACCGACTAACTTTCATCTTTAAATTCTCATAATCCTCTTTCCTGTCCCCACCTATAGAGTGCCTAAGATAATTAACCTTTCTCTCAATATCAGCTAATACTGATAGTTCAGTTTCTGCTTTATTCCTCATTTTCTATCAACTCTGGATTTTCATATTTGTTGCCGATAACCTCTAAATTATCTTCTTCAAAACAATACTCAATAAACCAATGATAAAATTCTGGCAATCCATCTTCACCAACTATTCTATAATCAGCGTTTCCTATACCCCACTCTGCTTTTATGAAATCCCCTTCATATATTTCTTTACCATTTTTATCTTTTAAACCGGTTGACTGCATTAATTCTGCCTTTGCTAAACTTTGAATTTCACCAAACTCATTCCACCATATCAAACCTTGTATATCTTTACCATGATATAACATTTCTTTGCTTATATCATTCCAAGCTCTAAATTTAATTTTTTTCACTCTCTACCTCCTTGTGATACCTTCTAGTTACCGTTGATACAGCAACACCATATATCTTTGCTATCTCTGTAAAGGTTAAATTCAACTCATTGTGCAGCCTGACTATTTCACTATTAGTGAAAGGTTTTCTGCGACCACCTTCTGCTACTTTCTGATCGTGCTGCAGAAATTCAAATGCTTCATCAACTGTTACTTCCTCCAGGACAGCGTATATAAGCAAGATTATGTTAATCCTTCTCTCGTCTGGAAAAGCATAATCTTTCATTTGCTACCTCCTAAAATATATTTTTTAAATTTAACATTGAACAACAATTATTTTCCTCGTCCCACCAAGCACAATTTTCTTTTTCGCATTTATATTCTTTATTGTTTATAATATTGTCAGCATTTATATTTTTATTATTAAATTTAAGTGGACATAATTTCATCTTATCCTCCTTTTTCTTCCTGTATTTCCACCACTTCCTCCAATGCTTCCAGCGGGTCCCTCTTATCAGGACAGTAATCACACGGCAAATCATCATACCTTTTATTATGCTTATAACACCATTCGACAATTCCGACTCCTAAGTCCTTATGAAAATAGTAAGCACAGGGGCGATTAAGTAACGATTTATGGTATAAACAATATTTATTATCACAATTACCTGGTATATGATTGTCGCACCCTGTAATCTCACATATTTTATAACTCATTAGCCAACTTCCTTAATAACTATTTCCACTCTTGGGTTTTCTTTATCCACTTTGAATTTGTTAGTCCAGCCTTTATTCTCTTTCCAGCCGTCATTTTTCAAACGGCCAGCTTCTACTAATCCATCAAAGATAAACTTAATTGCTGCAGCTATGTTGTCAGGATCACGCCTTCTATTCTTGCAGTACCAGGTAACTTCTAACTCTACTGCTTCATAAACTGGCAACTTCTTAGCAGGCCACGCTACAGCATTAGTGTTATCTTGTTTCATTCTTCTATAAGCCTGATAGTGTGATTTAGCAGCGTCAATTATTTTATTTAATCCTGGAAATTCTCCTTCAATCACTAGTTTCTCTGGGTCATTTACCATTTAGAGCTATCCCCTCCCAGTAATATGTATTTAAAGAAATTTTTAACCTTCTCAAAAAAACCTTCTTCTTTATCTTCTTGAATATGAATAACTCCGAATTTATTTTTTTGTTCTTCAAAAGCCTTTTCTCTATCTTCATAAGCCTGTTTTCTTTCATCACTTAACCTGGCTAATTCAGTTTCAGGTAAATCTACCTTAGCTTCCTTATACCTTCTCCAGATTGTTGTCCTGCTGCAGCCAAATTCTTTTCCTACTTCCGAATAACTCATACCTGAAATATCAATAGCATTAACAATATATCCCAAATCAGACTTTGAAAACTCAATTTTTTTACCCATTTTTTCCTCCTTCGATTAATTTACCATAGCCATTTCTTAGCTGCTTAAACTTCTTTTTTAATCCTACGGGCAAATAATTTTCGTTAATTTCCTTATCAGTTATAGCTGCATATTCTTTCTTAAAATCATTCTTCATATAAGATAGTTCGTTATCATCAGTTTTTGCTATAGCTGTTAGTCCACCAACCCCTCTGACTGCTAACTTTGTTCTCTGATCTAAACTATTCATAGCCTTTTCAGTACCGTATAATGCCCCGTGTACTCTTATTGCTCTTAACACCTTATCCCAGGCTTCCCCTGGAAGTAATTTATCACCTGCTTTCAATTTCTCTATTTCCTGG